CTGATGACGCCTCTCCGACAACAACATGCGTACTAGAGCTAAATATGAAGGACCGGATTACGGCCCAACGGATCACGTGGTCAGAGCGGCTTCTCGCCCCTCTGTCAACGACCCGTGGGGTCAATTCGGTGGAGACACCCCTGTGGGTTCCTCCACCCCGACGGTACTGCTACACGATGGTGAGTTCGTCATTGAAGACGATCCAACTCCATCGCGGGCCGTAAAGACCATCAACCACACGAAACGAGTGTTTCGCTTGGCAACGATCAACAGTTATGATGAGTTCACTGCAACCAACCGCTATCAAGCGGAAGGGAACAATGTTCATACTTATAACTGGGGTTTCTACGGCAAACTGGGTTCAACCAGCTTAGTAGCTTCATATCCAAGGACTATCAGCCAACTTAAAGCGGATGCTATACATAAGTTCCACGACGCCAATGAGGTAGATACCTTATTGAACTTAGTGGAGTCCCCCAAACTCATTTCCGGTGCTAGTCAGCTTTCAAAGCTGATGAAACAACGGAAGTTTGCTCTTGGAGGCAGTAGTGCATTCCTGGCCTGGTCGTTTGGTCTTGCTCCCCTGTTGGCAGATATCAATAAGATAAATGCTGCCCTTCGCGAGATTAAAGCGAAGATGGACCAATACGTTAAGCGTACTAATACGCGTCGTAGGGTCTCGGCCGTGAGTCTTGGGACATTAAGCCCCAATATCTCGGCTACAGGGTATGGAATAAACAGCGATGGAACCTATCCCGGCGGAAGTTGGTGGCATACTCGGATTTATCCGACTACGCCGCCTATCCGTAGGGTAGGAGTCGCTGGTCGTAACGGCGTTGAATATAATACAGATGCATTTAAGCGTCTGCATTATCTTGTTCAACGTTTTGTCGCGACCGGACCGGCATCTCTGGGTTGGGAGTTAATCCCCTTCTCATTTATGCTAGATTGGTTCGTTAACTTGTCTGGTGTAATTGATGCAATGGATAACGCCCTTACGGGCAATACCAAGGGCATCGACACTATCTGGATGTCTGAAAAGTGGGCCGCTCTCGTGCCTGTGATAAAACACAAGTACGGGGGTTGGACCTCGGATTCAGACGGAAAACAGACAGCGCTCAATGAGTTGTCGTACTATCATCGGGAACCCGTCTCTCTTGACTCAGTTGTCACAGGGAGCGGTAGGTTCGGAAAAAAGCAGACAGCCTTAACAGCTGCTCTACTCCACCAAATAGTGGCGAGCCTGCGGAGGAGATAATATCTCCTTTGCCGTTAGTTGATAAAACACAAGGATACACATAATGAATGCAAATATCACAGTTGGTGCACTAAGCTACGTGCAACAGTACTCCGAGAAATCGGGGTCACTGCGAAGGGAGATTGCGCGCGGGCCGGCATTGCCGACCGAGCTCAAAATCGCCCATCAACCGTATGTTGACTCGACCACTAAAAAGGCCGGGACACGTTCGGTTGTACGTTTCGATAGGTACCAAGCGATGACTGATGGCACTATTGCCCCAGTCAGCGCATACGTCGTGGTCACGCGTCCTACTGATGCCCTGGTGACGGGAACCGAAATACTTGCGTGTTTCGAGAACCTCATCGGGCTCCTTCAGGAGGATGATACCGGACTGGACTTGGCTGACGAAATTTTCGTCAACCAGGAACAGTAATCCTAGAACAATAACAATTGTCCTACTCTGTCTTGTGGCACCTGCGCTATGCGTTGGTACCACCGACATTATCCAATAGTTACTACACAATATCTCCTTAACCGGAGGTATGTCAACAAAGTATATACAATGAAAACATATGATCAGTTAAGGTTACAACTTGTCAATCATGAGCCGTTTTCGGCTCATCTTGACTATCCTTCATTTAGTATTCATGGTCCTGCCATATGGCGGGATCTAAATGCGATGGAGGAAAGAGGCTTTGAACTCAGCGGCATATGCGGCTGGCTCAGGGCTCTCGAGCTGAGAGGTACTGGCACCGTGTGGTCTATGAATATTGCAAGCACTTTTGGTGCACAATACCAGAGACGCAGGGTGACAGTGTTCCTCGAGGGGATTGGTAAGCATGGTCCCGTTATTTCTATAACGGGCTGTGACTACTGTCTCCTATGTGAGGTAATAACGGATGAACTAACCGGTGTACACACACTTCGCTTGCATAGGATTATCCCTTTAGGGGAGTCCTATGACAGACGCGACCGTGTGCAGCGGAATCAGGCGGTGAAGTTTGCTTCATCCAAGTGGTTTGCAGCCCAAAAGGCTGCTACCACGTGAGTATCCTAATAACAGTGTACAAACGCCTGCTAGTAGACATACAAGTTTTGTCGGGAGTGTCACTTGACGCCCCTGATGAGATCACGTATGATTGGGTCCTTAAAGAAGGGCCCTTACTGGACAAGAGTATCCTCAGATATCTAGAAATAGGGGGCTTAGAGCCCTCTATCCCTGAGTGGATTAAACCACTCTGGAATAAGTTCCGCAATGAAAATTGCGGCCTTACTCTCAGGTATCTGAGGCAATGTCTTGTTTTCTGCTACAAGGCTGAGTATGAACCAACTAAGGAACAACTTGAAAACGCAAACAGCGTCTTTGAGGAAACGGACGATGCCATTGGTATTTGGAATACTGCTTTTAATAGCAGGTTGCCACAACCGTGTCATAGTACCGCTCGACAAATCGTTACTTCCGCCGTACGAGAAATCGTCCGTCGGGGTAATTTTAGGAGAATAGTTCCCTCTCATGGGCCCGGGGCGGTTTATCCGCCCCGCAAGCCTTGGGAGAAGAGCAAGTTCCTAACATTGTATGCATCTATTCAACGAATGTATCCATATGACCAATTCTTCTGTGGCCTCTATTCCTTTTGGGAATATACCATGGTAGAAGAGGGTATGGGTGCACTAGTTGAATGTGATGATATCGTCGCCAACCTGATAGCTGTACCTAAGGACTCCCGGGGTCCACGCTTAATATGCGTGCACCCCGCTGAGTCAATATGGATCCAGCAAGGTCAACGATCAATACTTGAAGCAGCGATATCCCAGTTCCCCCTTACAAGGGGGAAGATTAATTTTACGGATCAATCCGTAAATGGGAAACTCGCTATGCTCTCCTCTGCATCAAGGGAATTAGTAACCCTTGATCTTAAGGAAGCATCCGACAGGATGAGTGCTGAGCTTGTGCGCTATCTCTTTGGTGAGACAGCGTACGAGTGGCTCTCATGTAGTCGTGCTACACACTGCAAGTTATTGAATGGTCGGGTCATTCGGTTACAGAAGTGGGCTCCTATGGGGAACGCATTAACGTTCCCTGTTCAGAGTCTTGTCTTCTGGGCCTTGGTTTATGCTAGCATACTGTCTCGGTATGGTGTGAACTGTACTGAGATATATGTCTTCGGAGACGATATCCTCTATCCTGTTAAGTACCACCAAGGTGTGCTCGAAGGTCTAGTTAGTTCGGGTTTAATTCCGAACGAAACGAAGACCTTTGTGCGAGGATTCTTTCGAGAATCCTGTGGCGTTGATGCCTATCATGGCATCGATGTTACGCCCCTTAGGGTCAAGAAGCAGGGTATCGACTCAACTCAAGACGCCGTATCCTACCTCGACTTAGCCAAAAGGCTGAGAAGGGGTGGGTACGAGTGTTGTGCTGCGTTCATATACGCGAAGTTGTCGG